TGGCCTAATTGAAAGAGTTGGTGATAAAATATACATCACCGAAGATAATAGACAACTATTGAACGATTAAATACTATATAATGGCTAAATTAAAAATATTAACAGAACAAGAAATGCTCGAATCTAAAAATAGATTTAAAGCGCTATTGAACTTTGAACCAGACAAGTTATTGGTGGAATATTCATTTGTTAATCAAGAGGACGATTTGTTACTTGATGAAGCTGATGATGATGAACCTAATGCTATTCCAGACCCTAATACAGTCCCTGGCGCTGCTCCAGCTCCAGCAATGGGTGAAGAACAACCAGCTGCTCCAGCCCCAGCAATAGGAGGGGAACAACCAGCTGCTCCAGGTGCTGAACCTGAAATGGGTGTTGAACCTCCAATGGAAGCTATACCACCAATGGAAGCTCAACCAGAAGAAGGTGGTGAAATTGAAGTTGATGTTACTGATTTAACAAAAAAACAAGATGATGTTGAAGATAAGGTATCCTCAATGACAAGCCAAACTCAACAAATGATGGATATGCTTTCAAAGCTAACAGATAAAGTTGAAGGTATAATTAACAATACGGATTCAGAGATGAATAAAATAAAAGCTGAAATAATTAAAAGGAATCCAACTCCAATTGAAGTTCTTCAAAAAAGAATAACCGTTTCAGACCCTTTTACTCAGACTCCAGAAGACTATTGGAATAAAAAACAAGCTGAAGGGCATTATAAATTAGAAGACGACCAAGATAAAGAGTTAGAACTTAAAGGTTCTGATATTGGTGGTAGTGCAAGTGAAATTTATAAAAGCTTTGGTTTAACAGATGACGAATTAAATCAATCATTAGCTACTATGTTTAGAATGTAATAATAAATCACAATGTGATTGTTTTTACCAATAAATTGTAGTACATTTGCAATAAATTATATTTAGACATTATGTGCCTTGATATAGTTCTATAAAACTTAAATAAATAAATAACAAAACTTAAAAAAAACGAAATGGAAAACTATGTTGACCCAATTGAAGAACAGTACAATCAAATACAATCTTCTAAGAAAAAGCAAGAATCTAAAAAAAGAAAAGTAGAATTCGATGCAAAAAATTACCTGAGTGTTAAATTAACAGCCCAAGAAACTGAAAAAAAACTAACTATTAGACTTTTAAATTTATCACCAGACTCTGAAACTCCATTTGAACCTATCCATGTTCATTATTTACCATCAGAAGGTAAATCTTTTGTTTGTGCAAAACAGACAGATTCAGTTCCAGAAAACACGCCTAAAAAATGTCCGTTTTGTGACCTACGAGACGAAGCCAAAGAACAACAAAATGGTGCTGATAAAGCACAATGGGATAAACTCAAAGAAATATACAAAGCAAATGGTTCAATGTTGAACTATGTTGTACGTGTAGTTGATAGAGATGACCAAGATTTTGGTATTAAATTTTGGAAGTTTAGTGAGCCAGTCTATAAAATGATTCTTAATATTTATAGAGACAATAAGGAAGATGGTATTAATATTTTTGATTATGAAAATGGTAAAGATTTAGTTGTTACAATTGAAAAAAACAATAAAAACTCTAAAGTTACCAATATCACAGCTAAAAATAAACAAACTCCGCTTGCTAAAACGGAAGAAGAATCAAACAAATTAATCACTAACGATAAAATCTGGAGTGATGTGTATGGTGTTAAATCATATGAATATTTGGAATTATTAATCGAAGGTAAAGTGCCATTTTTCGACAAAGTAGCTCAACAATGGGTTGAAAAGAAAGAAAAAGTGGAAGACACAACTGACGAAGACAACGAAGATGATTACATCGCAGCTTCAGGTGAAACTGAAGAAGTGGAAGAAGGTCCAGTCGTAGACGATTTACCTTTCTAATTAAACTTTGTCCAGCTAGTTTATAATTAGCTGGGCAATTTTATTGTTTTATGTTTCACATTTAAAATTACACAATGATTTTTTCGAAATAGTCTTGGGGTTACTCAAAATCCCTAATTATAATTATCCTTTAAAAGGGTGATAGAGGCTTCGTCACCTAAAAATCAAAATCAATCAAAATTAAAGTTATGAAAGTTAAAATTAAAAAACTAAGCTCAATTGCTAAAATACCAAGCTACGCTAAATATGGTGATGCTGGTATGGATTTTATGGCAACTAGAATTATTGAAGAAACCGAAGACCAAGTTACATATGGTACTGATTTGGCAATTGAAATTCCAGAAGGTTATGTTGGGCTAATATTCCCACGTTCATCTATTAGAAAGTATAAATTATCATTAGCTAATTGTATTGGTGTTATTGATGCTGGTTATAGAGGTGAGCTTATGGCTGTTTTCAATAAAAGAGATGGGTTACACTCGGTTAAATATAACGTAGGCGTTAAAGGTGATAACATTTTTCAAATGATAATTATGCCATTCCCCAAAATAGAACTTGAAGAAGTTAATGAATTAACTGAAACTGAGAGAGGTGACGGTGGGTTTGGCTCAACTAATTTAATAAAATAGTTTAACTTTTTAATGTTGTTTTTATTTTTTAATTATATTTATATATAAAATATAATTATGGCATATGGACAATGGAGAGTAAATGAAAATTTAACATTTGATGAATTTGGGTATTATAGTTCTGAATTAAGTAGTGGTAGTACTAAGCCCGTTAAATGTACGTGTGAAGAATGTGGTGTCACAGCAAATAAAAGAATAAGAGAGTCTAATTTAAGACATGTTTGTAAATCAATAATAGATGGCAAGAAAAAATGTTTTAAATGTAAGACTTTTAAATTGGTAGATGAATTTTCAAAAAACAAATCTACTTTTGATGGTTATTCAAAGGTGTGTAAAGATTGCTTTTCAAATTACGATTCTGTAAAAAAAGGATATAAAAAGAAAACCAATTTAATAAAAACCGATATAAAATCATATTTTCATTATAAAACAAATTTTTTAAAGACAAAATGTAAATTAAAAGGGCTAAGTTTTGATTTAGATGTTGATTTTTTATATAATTTATATGTGAATCAAAACGGTAAATGTTATTATTCTGGTATTGATATAATACATAACTCTGGGTGTTCAAATTTCGATAGTATTAGTGTTGAAAGATTAATTCCAGAACGTGGTTACACCAAAGATAATGTAGTTTTAGCTTCATTTAGTTTGAATTCATTTAAAGGAATGATGAATGAAGTTGAATTTAAAAAATTCTTAAAACAAATAATACCAAATTTACTTAATTATTCAATTAAAGTCTCAAAGTAACTTGTTTTATACAAAAAAAGATAGTACATTTGCATTAATTAATTCGAATTGTACGAATACAACCACACTTAAAATAAAAAAATTATGAACTAGGAAAAAATGGCTAAACAACCAATAAAGAAAAAAGATGTATTAACGATGTCAACTCCAGAAAGCAAAAAAGCTTCTGTTGAAAAATTTAAATTGACTAATAAATTAGGTAACGTAAAAGATAAAGATTTAGAATGGATTGTTCTACCATCAGCTTTTTACGATGCAGTAAAAATCCCAGGTATACCAAAAGGTTTCTTTAGTATGGTACGTGGGTTATCTAATACTGGCAAATCAACTATCAAATTATGTTTAATTGCTGAATGTCAAAGAATGGGTATTTTACCTGTAATTTACGAAACAGAGGGTAACTTCCCTTGGGACCACGCACGTATGTGTGGAGTTGAGTTTGCTGATGTAACTGAAGATTTTGTTGATGAAGAAACAGGTGAAACGGTAAAAAAAGTAGTTGACCATAAGGGATTCTTCTTATATTACGACCAACAAATTTTATTCGAACAATACGGTAAAATGGATTATAAAGAAGGTAAAGAGTTATCAAAACCAAATCGAAAGATAGCTGTTTTAGAGGATATTGCTTACTCTATAAATGATTTATTAGACCGTCAAGGTCCAGATACCGAAAATGGTGAAATTGATTGTGAAATGTGCTTCATATGGGATTCGGTTGGTTCATTACCATCGTACAAATCAGTTCAATCTAAAACGGGTAATAATATGTTTGATGCTGCTGCGATAAAACAAAGTTTTAATACAATTGTATCAAATAGAATTCCAATATCAAGAAAAGAAAATAACCCATACACAAATACATTTTTTGTTGTTAACAAAGTTTGGATTGATAGTATGCAAATGGGACAGCCACAGATGAAAAATTCAGGTGGGGAAGGATTAGGCTATGCTGTTAGATTGCAAATTGAAATGGGTGGTATTGTTAGTGTTGGTGCTGCTCCGCTGAAAGCCACAGCAAGCGGGAAAGAGTATTTCTTTGGTATTCAAACTAAAATTAAAATAAAGAAAAATCACGTAAATGATATTACGTATGAAGGTAAAATATGTTCAGTTCCCCATGGTTTGTGGAATCCAGAAAAACTTGAAGCATATAAAAAACAAAATTCTAAATTCTTGCTAACTAAACTTGCTAGTATGTTCAATGATTCTTCTATTGATGTAGATGGGGCTATTGAAATTCAAAAAGTTGGTCATGCGGATGATGATGAATAATAAAAAAAAACAGTAGAAACTTTTTAAACAAAAAAAAATGAGTATTAAAGAAAAAAAAGACTTTAGTGATGTAGAATACAGATTTTCATTTGCGTTAACAATTAACGATTTGGAAAATGGTGGTAGTGATATTATAATTGTTAAAAGAGATTTTAACATCTATAATTTAGATGAAGAGTCATTACACTCACTAGAGTTAAAAGAAAGTATTGATGATGTTGTAAGTATGATTGATAGAGATTTAAAATCGAAATCAAGAGTATATACGTGGTATAATTATGATGCGAATTATGACGTACCAGAGTTTTCAACCCCGATTCCAGAAGAATCACAAACGACTTTCAAGTTTACTTTATTTGATAAAAGTAGACCAATTATCACAAAAATTTGGTCTGGTGATGGATATCCATTTGCAGTAAGGAACAGTGTTGATTTGACTAATAAAAAATTCAAATATGAAAACACTAGGAATTTAGAAATGGATTTCGTGAAACAAGTGGCTCAAAAAGCTTCAGTTGACAAACCAGATTTAACAAGTGTTATCATGCGACACATATCGAGTACATGTGCTTCTTATCAAAACAGACAAGGTGGCAAAAAATTGATGTACAAACAATATGTTCCAGAAGTAAAACTAGAAGAAATGGTAATTGCAAATGATAACACTTATTCTTTTACCAAGAATAAATTGAAATCACTTAAAACTGTTACCGATGACAATGGCTACGACAAACTAGTCTACGAAGCTTATACAACAAAGTATTTGGTCGGAGAAAAAGAGTATGATTTAGCAATGAAAATTGGTTACAAAACAAAATAACAAATAACTAAAAAGGGGTACTAAAATTGCCCCTTTTTGTTAAAATAAAAAAAAATGGAAAATAAGAGAGGCGACCTAGGATTTCTAGGTCTTGAGTTTCAGTATAGATTGGCTCACCATTTTATGAGTGATAAAAAATTCTTCAGGGATGTATATGATATTGTAGATAACAATATGTTTACCGAAGTAAATTTGAAAAAATTTGTTGGAACTCTAAAAGATTATTATCATAAAAACGATTTCGTACCGTCATATGATTTACTTAGCATTGAGCTAAAATCAACATCAAAAAATGACCAAGACCTTGAGTTTATTGAGTCTACAATTGAAAAGATAAAGAACACAACCCCAGAGGGTTCTGATTCAATAAAAGAAAAAGCATGTAAGTTCTTCAAACAACAAAACATGGTTAAAGTATTTAACAAAATGGGTGAGTTACTTAAACTTGGCGATATTGAGAGATATGATGAATTAGAAGAAATGATTAGAACTGCTTTAGCTACTGGAGCTAGAGATGAAATTGGTGTTCACCTTAGAGATAATTTAGGTGAAGTATTATGTGATGATTATCGAAGTGTGATTCCAACAGGAATAGGCGAAATTGATAGGTATTTAGAGGGTGGAATTGGTAAAGAAGAATTAGCTTTAGTTATTGGTGGCTCTGGGTTTGGTAAAACAACAATGGCTGTGGCAATGGCTAATCATGCAGCTCTAAATGGATTTAAAGTTGTTCAAATATTCTTTGAGGATAAAGAAAAACAAATTCAAAGAAAGCATATTTCTAGGATTACGAATGTTGAAGCTAGAAATTTATCTAAAGTTGAGAATGCTGAAAATGTTAAAGACATTATGTCTTACACTGATGCTTATGATACTAACTTGATATTAAAGAAATTTAACACAGGAGAAGTGTCTCCTATGAAGATAAAGGCATATTTGAAAAGATTAATAAATACTGGCTTTATTCCAGATTTAGTCATTATTGATTATTTTGAATGTTTAATTCCAAGTAAAATGATTAAAGACCAATGGGAGGGTGAAGCCCACATGATGCGTCAATTAGAATCAATGTCTTCTGAATTAAATGTTGGTCTTTGGGTTATGACTCAAGGAAATAGAGATTCAATGAATGGTGACCTTATAACTTTAGGGAAAGCGGGTGGCTCATTCAAGAAAATTCAAATATC